GGCTGGATACCGGCACCCCTACCCGGCGCGCCAGCTCAGCAATCACTGTGGTGGTGGCGGTGGTGGTCACATGGGCCTCCTTCCAGGGGGTGGGTTAGCCTAGGGCTCGGGTGAGGATGTTGTCCCTGGCTTCTCGACGCTTGGCGGNGATGATGCAGCGGTGGCGGGTTTTGCCCATCTGGTAGGAGGATACAAACCCGTCGCCCGCGGCAGCTGCTACTTGTTCGGCGTGGTCGACTACGATCCCTTGGGTCATGGGGTCGGTGAGCAGTGCTTTCAGCGCGGTCTTGTTCGGCACGTACTTTGCCATAGCCTGCTCACTTGCGCCGAGCGCGGTCTTGTTCGGCGCGTACTTCGCTGTAATCCACCCACATGCACCTGGCCCATCCGGTGGGCGAATAGGCGGCTCGTACTTGCCGCATACCCTCATCAGCGAAACAAATGAGGGACCCGCCGTCGAAGGATAGGCTTACGCATTCGACATAATCTGATTGGTCTGCCTCAGCGCCAAGTGTTACTTCTAGCCATTGCTTATTCGATTCCAGCAAGATTAATCACCTCCAATTCTGGGGCCCAACCGAAGGGGCCACACTCGTAGTTTTCGGGTTCGCCCACAACCTCTAGGCGTTCACCGCCTGGGGTGAGGATGACAATATCGGTTTCGATAAAGTCACCGGGGTGGGCATACATTTTTATGGCGACTGTTCGGCGGGCATGGCCCGCTAGTTCAGGTTCCGCGGTGGTGGGTTTCGCCCAGCCCACCACATGGATGATGGTGCCCTGGAGCCCGTAGGTAGTGTTGCCGAGCTCATCAGTGCCGGTTTTAAAGCGGCGGAGCCGGGTCACCGGGTACCGCTTGATTGTTGGCAGGCCTGGCATCGCACTCTCTTTTCGTTAGCTCATGGTGATGGAGTAGATGCCGCGGCGTTTCTTACGGAAGGGAGCCAGCATGGTTTTATCCGATGCGGTGAGCCAGGGGGCACCACCACTACCACCATGGGTGAAATTAGCGCTTTGGCTAAACGGGCCCGCGGTAACCTGCATGGATTCCTGAAAGGCGGTTTCCTTGGGGGCCTCAATGACCCTGGCTACCATGCGGGACACCACGATTTTAATGGTTTCCGGCACCGGCTCGGGCACTGGTTTTTGCAGGTATCCCTCAACCAGAGCAGATGCCTCCTCCAGCAGGCCTAGGGCACGGTCTTCTTCGAAATCCACACGAGGAATACGGACTTTAACATCATCAAGACTTGCGAGCACGACTACTCCGGCGATTCGTCTTCGGGCTGGCGGGGGTTTTGTCCTCCCCACCGGCCCCGTCGTCACCCGAGTCCTCGGGATCCTTGAGATCTTCAGGATCTTCGGGGCCTTCGGGTTCCGGTTCCAGCAGGTCGGGGTGGATGGTCACACCGTCGGGCACTTCTTCACCTGGGGCGAGCACATGCGGCCCGGTTTCATCGTGCGCAATCACATAGGTTTCAAGGTCACTACGGATGGTTGCCATGGGTGTTCTCCTTGCTCTTAGAGGACGGTCATGGCCGCGGTGTAGTTAGCATCACCAACAACAGGCATGCCGATAGCATTGGCCCGCACCCAGGTGCTCTTAGGGTCGTCTTCCTGGTAGGCGCCAACTACGATGCCGGGGCGGTCTTCTTCGGCAATGCCGTAGGCTGGGTCGACGGCTTCGAGGGTGGTGCCCCAGAACGTGCGGCCTAGTGGGGATTCTTCGCCGTCTACAGCGGGGAGCATGATGGCGATTTTCTCATCAATGACACGTTTGAGCGCCCCGGCCTTGCGGATCTTCCGGTCGTACCGCAAAAGGGGCGGCAGCTCGAAGGATGCGAGCACGCTGTGGAGGAAGTCCACGGTCACCATGCTGGGGATGCCGTTCACACCGCCGGCCATTTTGCGGATTTCTTCGCATCGGATCAGGCTGGTGATGATTTTGGGGGATACCAGCAGGTAGCCAGGGGCCTCACCGCTCAGGTTGGCATAAACCTCTGCTTGGGCCTGTAGGTCTTCGATTGGGGTTGCGGTGGCGTACTGGTCCCACTTTGTGCCCACGGTGGTGGTGAGGCGGGGGTCACGGCCGAAATCCTGCTCCACGTTGAACTGGTTTTCGCTGATGAGGGCCTTGCCGGTGGTGAGGATTTCGCCACGCAGCATCTCTACCCGGTCAGCGACGGCCCGGGCTGCGGTGATCGTGGCTCGGCCGATCAAGTCTTTGCCGGATGCTGGGGCGTTGATGCCGCGGGCCCGGAGCTGATCGTATTCGCTGACGGGAATTTTCTGGCCCAGGGGCGGCAGTTCCAGGGAGATTTTCTTACCGCCGGGCATAGCACCGATGGGGGTTTCAGCGTCGTAGGCGCGGTATTCAGCAACCTCGACCAGGCCATTGTTGGTTGCAGACAGGCTCACGGAGATGTCGTCAACGACGCGGTTGGGGAGGAATTGGGCGAGAATGTTTTTGGAGCGTTCCCGCTCATCAAGGGTTTCGCGGGCCACGGTGGTGAGGGACTGTGGCTGTACGACTTCAGTCCATAGCATGTTTAGTCACCTTCCTTCGGGGTGAGGATGAAATGGGGGTTAGGGGTGGTGAGAGTGGTGATGTCGAATACGCCTTCGGGGAGGTATTTCACCCGGATGCGGCCGTGGTCGAGCATGGGGGCCACGATATCCACGTCTTTCTGCTTGGCGGACTGGGAGGTGAGCAGGAACCCGGCTAGGGTGTCACCTACCGCGGTTACTGGCTCGTATTTACCGCCAGCCCCCCGCTTCAGCGGGATACCGGAAGGCAAAATATTGTCCTTCACAACAGCTGCGATCTTCTTCCCATCAATGGTGACGGTTTGGGCATTCGCCACGCCGTGGCGGCTTCCTAACCACTTGCGGTTATCGACCCCCAGGGGTTCACGGATTGGGTTGAGTTGCATGATGAATCACATCCTTTTATTTTTCGGTTTTGGTTTTACCCATGAGGCGCCGAGCCCAATGGCGGTCGTTTTCTTTCGAGGAGCCGGCTTTGCCTTTGCCCTGGAGAGGCGAGGTGGCG